GAGAAGAGAAAACAGATCAGAAAGGAAATATACACTCGGGTGTACGAACAGTTTTCTCGGAAAATCAAACAATCTGTCGAGCTGGGTCACAAGCAAGTGTTTCTCACAGTCCCAACATTTGTGATAGGCTACCCAACATTCGACAGGGGTGCGGCTGCGAGATACATCATGCGACAACTCATGTTGGGTGGCTTTGATGTGCGACTTGTCAGTGACTATGACATGTATGTCTCGTGGGTCATACCCAAAAAATCCAAGCAGAAGATGGCGGAACCAAATGAGACTGAGTTCCCCGACCTCATGAACCTCAAAAAGATGGCGGATAAGTACAGGAGAGGTGCGTAGGACAGCCACTATTAAAACCACACTCAATGATAAATGGACAACCTCAATATAATGGTAGAAGCGAAGAAGGAGTACATGGGACAGCTTTACCTGATCATGTGTCCACCTATGATTGAAGTTTTTCAGGATATGTATGATGAAGCTACCAAGCTCTCCAAGGGGCGAAAGACGCTCATTATGTTTCAAAAGTTGCTGAAGGAGGTCCCAAACTGGTCGAACGCCATGTCTAAGCAGCACAGTGACAACATCGCGAACCGTTGTGCTTGGTTCAATGACCTATTGGCGGCGGTATTTGTCGCATCAACCAAAATCCTCTCAGCCGTTCGGCTCAAGGCGGACAACAAAAAGATCAGCCTCAAGCTTCCAAGCAATGAAGTCTTCATTCAAACCTGTTACAACAACGTGGCCAAGGATCTCTACAAGGATCCATACGTGTTCCACGAGGAGCAGAGTGAATATGCCCGTGACGAGGACTTAACTCGACGCTTCTCTGTGTGCATCGAGGCCACCGTCAAGGAACTCATTCCAGTCCAGGAGATCCTCCAGACCTACATGTCCCAAACTGCGGAGATGCGAGACATTGACCTTGACGGCGAAGTCCACGACACCGCGGATCCAGATGTGTTTGACGGCTCCATGGAACCAGAGCCCGCTGAGCCACTCCCAGAAGACGAACCAATGATGGGTGCCGAAGAAGAGCCCATCCAACCCACGGGTCTCGAAAATGAATTCAAGACTGTACCGGGTGTCCAAGATCCAGCCCCAGAACCCGTGACACGGGCGATGCCAGAGGAACCCCAAATGCACATGGAGGATCCAGAAGAGGATGATGGTGTCTTCTTTGGGGATGCCCCAGAACAGCGTGTAAAAAAAACTGCGTATAATTAAATGGAAGATCTCTCCGATTATCTCCGAGACCCCCTGAGCGCCGCCGTCATCGCGGCGATCATCACCGCTGGTTACATTCACGCGAAGGCCCAACTCAATAACGAGGGTAAGTTGGAACTCAATAAATACACCAAGCCAGCCGCCCTCAACGCGATCCTCGTCTATTTCATTGTCTCCCAAGGCCTTGGTCAGAGAGAGGCCATCTCCAATGAACCTTTCTAAACTTAAAGATTTAGCCCTAAAAATAAGAAAATGGCGTCTGTCACTGCGTTCAATGACATGCTTTCCCAATTTCTTGTGGAATTGCACAAGACTTTTCCAGATGAAACCGGAATTAAGAAGATGACTACCTCCTTTGAGATGCTCAAGCAGACGAACCCACGCATCATCGTCGATGGGTTCATGAAGGGTGTGGCCCCCTACGCCGACCACATCTCTGCGAAGGATGAGAAGTTTATCCTCGAGGAGATTGAAAAGATTGAAATGCTCAAGGATCTCAACATCAAGAGCTACTGGGCTCGTATGAGTCCAGCCACAAAGGCTGCGACGTGGCAATACCTTCAGACCCTCTACATGTTGGGTACCACCATCACCGCGATCCCAGCCGAGACCCTCAGCCTCATCGAGGGCATCGCCAAAGACTGCGCAGACAAGATGCAAACCGAGGGTGGTGAGATTGACCAAGACGCACTCATGAAGATGATGGGGAGTATGCTTGGGGGTATGGGTAAAAAATAAACCTCACGCTATACTAAATGAAGGCTTGGTTTGACGATCCTCAGCAACTCGTTCGGACTGACCGAGTTTCTCAGTTCTGGCCCAATAGTGATCAAACTCCAGAAGACAGAATTAACGCAGCGTCGCGTTTTGTGATCTACGCGTGCTGTACCATTTACCTCATTCGTCGTGACCCAAGAATATTTGTTCTTGGTGCTACTATTATTGGTGTTCTTTATGTTATGTATAAATCAAAAATGGTGAAGGAAACCTACGGGATGGCATCGAGTGGCGATGTGATGGGGTGCCAAATGCCAACCCAAGACAATCCAATGGGTAACGTCCTCATTACGGACTACACAGATGCCCCAAACCGTCTCGAAGCGTGCTACTACCCAACTGTGAAGCCATTTGTCAAGAGTTACCTCGATGACCGCATCCCCTACGACGCTGGACGTTCTCGTTCAGCTCACCCCATGTACCAGCGCAATGCCGCGGCTCGTCAATTTGTGACCGCTCCAGTTTCAAATATCCCAGGCGACCAAACTGCTTTTGCGGAATGGCTCTATGGACCTAAAAATGGGGATCTCTGTAGAAACAATCCACGCATGTGTGACCCAGATGTTCGTGGTGTTCAACTCGAGGCATTTGCGGGCCTCGATTCTGCGGGTGATATAAGAGGTCCAAGAGGTGGTGGTCGAGTTCGAGGTGGAGGAGGAACGTATAGTTAGATAAATATTCTCACGTAATAATAAATGGCATACCAACTTCAGCCTGGTCTTGCGATCGTTCAAAATTCGGGTGCTCTCCCACCAGTGCGCGCGACTGAAGAAGTCTTTGTGTACCCTCAGCCCAGTTCTTTGAACTGCGGTGGGTGCCGCCCAAACACCATGCTCTATGGCACAGCGCCATACATGGCGGGTAAGGGTTCTCCAGCGCAATACATTGATGTGAGTGACCAACTTCGCCCACAATCAACATCTCGATTTGGTAAGGTTATTGTTCCAACCTATGAGCGTAACCTCTTCCCACTCACAAATATGGAGTGTAAAGTGCCTCTCCGTACGATGACCTATGAGCCATCGAGTACACGCGCGGAACTCCAGAACGGCCTCTTCCAACAAAGATACGCTAATAAAAATGTTACTAGAAAATAAGAATGGCCGATCCCATTTCACTCGCAGCTGTCGCTGGTCTAATTTTTGCTGGCCGAGCTTTGAGTAACAAGTCTGAACCAGAACCAGTTGTTCAGCAAGTTGCCCAGGTGCCTCAACAACCCATTGATGATGGAGTTCCCGAATTCGTAGAGAGAGATTTTGAACCACGTGTGGAAGTGGCTTCTAAGACGGAAATGGCAAGTTTTGCGGACATTGGTCGTCAGCAGAGAAGTGGTGGTCAAGAGATCCTCAATATGAGAAATCGCATGTATGACACGGGTCGTATGAACAACCTCTCCCCAATTGAGAAGCAGTTGGTTGGTCCAGGTCTCGGGGTTGCCGCTGATACCCCAGCGACCGGTGGTTTCCAGCAGATGTTCCGTGTCAACCCAATTAACGTTGGTGAGTACCGTCTCACCACTCTCCCAGGTAGATCTGGTCCAGCTGCGGATATCACAGGTGGTCGCGCAGCTGTTGTTGGTCAATTGACACACAATAAGCCAGAAACTACTTCGTACCTCCCATCTCGTCTCCCCACAATGGCAGGACGGGCGCAAGGTATGTCTGGTGCTATCCCACGGGCGAGTCACCAAAAGACGATGCGAACCACGAACCGTTCCGAGACTGGTCAGCGCGCGGATGGCCTTGACTTCAATGGTGCGAAGCGTTTCGTTCCAGCCCAGACGATGCCACAGGACCCAACCCGCTTCAAGAGTGATCGCAATGACATGCAGTTTGCGTACTACAGCCATGCGGCTCCCGGTATCACTAACTTTACAGGTGCTTACATGACGAGTGTGGCTGCCCAGATGACGGCGAAGACCAATGAGGAGTTGATGAAGTATGGTTTCCGTCCAGAGGATCGCAGAGGTAAGGCGAACCGTATGGGTAACCCAGGCCGCATGAATGTGCGAGAGTCTGCCCTCAAACAGGGTGGTGCCCTCACCGCGGTTCGTTCAGATACCACACGTGTGGATGGACGCACAGGTCCAGCGAACGGTGGATGGACCCAAAACTACCAACAAAAGCCCTTCCACCAATTCAATGCGTACAAGGGCCACGAGAACCCCAACTCACGAAGCTTGGACATTGCGAAGAGACAACTCCAGAACAACCCATTGGCCCATCACATTGGCTAATCAATTTATAGATAAAAACAATCATTAAAATATTGTGCCTGTATTTTAATGAAGGTTCATACCCTTGACATAGACTCGAGCGAACGGGATACGAGTGTGTACCCATACGCGAATAACTATGTTATCACACTGAAGAATCCAATTTATGATGTGAGCAAGATTTCTCTCGTATCAGCGCGGATTCCAACGCCGCAACGCACTGTGTGCTCTACAAATAATACATTTAGTCTCGACGGTGTTGACATTACATTGGAAGCCAATAATTACACAGACGGTGTTGTATTCGCCCAAGTACTTCAGAATACATTAGCACCACCAACGAGTAATGTGGATCAGGTGGAATACATTGAAAATGGCAATTATTTCATATTTTCAAATGTAGACGTTAACGACGCTTTCACATTTGAGTTTTATGATGGAACACGTGGATACACAGAAACTTCAACTAACACCACTCCACATCAAATTATGGGTTTTGGTTCTTCAAACTATACATCAAACGCAAATTATCAAATAACATCTGGTCCAGTTAATTTTGATGGACCAAATTCACTCGTGATGCGCCTCTCATCTGGTTCTGATGAGTTCACAAAGACTGTATATGGTAAAACGCCATTCTTTACGGGTCACATACTTTTGAATGGCACGGATGTCATAAACTATCACGGTGCCGACGATCCGTTAGTCCATACCTTTCACACCGGTCCACAAAAGTTTATTCAGGACTTACAAATTGAATTCTTCTACATGAGTCACGGACGCCTCATTCCATATGACTTTAGGGATCAGGATCATGTACTGAAATTTGAAATTACAGGTTCTACTGACAAGTTGGAGGGTCTACCAAAGGTTCCCCTGGATGCCGTCAAGAAGGAGTTACCGCCACCAATAAGTATCCCCGAAGTTCTGGTGGATTCTTATAGATGGAAAGAGTATCTCTC